AGAAAAACAATACCTCTGAGTATAACCATGAGTACTATATGAAGAATAAAGAGAAGTGGAAAGGTACTCATAGTGAGTACACCGAAGGTGATAAAGACTTTGATGAATCCAACTACTCAGAAAAGAATAGACTTGGAGATACAGACTTCTATGGTTTCCAGAAAGAAGATGGAAGCTGGGTAATTCTCGAAGAAGATATGAAATTCACAATTCCTGCCGGCATGTCTAAGGCTGATATCATCAAGAGACTCGAGGCATTCGATAAAGAGGTTGAGGCTAAGAGACAGAAGGGCGAGAAATTCACAAGTGAAGACTGGGTTAATGGTGCAAAGAACGCTCTTAGAAGTAAAGACGACGGAGAGAAAGAGTTCGATGTCGAAGCAGCTGCTAGAGATGTCATTGCTGGTAAGTATAAGAATGGTGCTGAGAGAAAAGCAGCTCTTGGAGACGACTATGCAGAAGTTCAGAAGAAGGTTAACGAGCTTCTGAAGAAAGGCGGATCTAGTAAGAAGAGTTCTTCTAGTTCCGATAGCCAGTCGTCAAGTAGTTCTAGCTCATCTTCGAGTGGGGAAAAGAGGGATTGGAGTAAGGTTAAGTCCGATTACTATGGAACTAAGAAGGTTGATAAGTCGACAGCACAGAAGAATATAGCAGCTGCTCAGAAGAAGGGTGAGTCTATGACTAAGCACTATAGTAAGCAGGCTATGAAGACTAAGAAGAGGAGCTCAATCGTTCATTTCGATGAAAATGGAGCAATAATCAGATATTTCAAAAGGGAGGACTAACGCATGGCGTCATTAAGTCAGAGAATTCGTTCTGGATGGAACGCTTTTCTTGGTAGAGACCCCACGAAAGAATTCGAATGGACTTCTGGTGAGGTTTACGGTTATAGTTCGAGACCAGACAGAACCAGTTTCGCAATCAACAGTCAGAGATCGGTAGTAGCTTCTGTGTTTAACAGAATCGCAGTCGATGTTTCCCAGATCCATATGGTTCATGCCAAAGTGGATGAGAATGGTTACTACAAAGAGACGGTTAAACCTTCTACTCTGAATGATTGTTTGACATTATCTGCCAATGTAGATCAGACTGGTAGATCTTTCATACAGGACGTAGTTGAGTCTATGTTCGATGAAGGCACAGTCGCAGTCATCCCGACAGATACAGATGATGATCCTACTACTGATAGTCAGAATTGGGACATCTATTCACTAAGAACTGGTAAGATTACTGCCTGGTATCCACTAGCAGTTAAGGTAAGAGTGTATAACGAACGCTTAGGTGTTTACCAAGAGATCGTTATGCCGAAAGACTCTGTAGCGATCATCACAAATCCGTTCTATGCAACAATGAACGAGCCGAACTCGACACTACAGAGATTGATACGTACCATCAATAAGCTGGATAAACAGAATGATCAAAATACGACCAATAAGTTGAACATGATCATCTCATTACCATATGTAACAAGGAGCGATCAGAGAAAGAGAGAAGCAGAAGCTAGAAGAGCTGAGATCGAAAAACAGCTTGGAGACTCTCCTTTGGGCATTGCTTACACTGATGGTACAGAAAGAGTAACTCAGTTGAACAGACCTATCCAGTCAGATCTCTGGAATCAGGTTAAAGACTTAACTACTGAGCTATTCAACAAGATGGGAGTTACACAGTCCATCTTGGATGGTACAGCTGATGAAGCTACGACCATCAACTACTATAATAACACCATAGTTCCTGTGTGCTCGGCTATTGCAGATGAGTTTACGAGGAAATTCCTCTCTAAGACTGCAATAACTCAGGGCCACACGATCTTCTTCTATAGAGATCCGTTCAAGTTAGTACCCGTTACTCAGTTGGCTGATATAGCTGACAAGTTTAGAAGAAATGAGATCATGACTTCTAACGAATTGAGAGCAGAGATCGGAATGAAGCCGGCAGACACTGAGGATGCTAATTCACTTCGTAATCCTAACCTGAATAAATCTAAAGAAGAGGAGCAGATGGAGGCTGAAGGTGTTGGTATAGATCAAGTAAACGATGAAGGAGGTATGCCAGATGTCTAGACAGCATTATGACTTTGCTGGTTGGGCTACCAGAAATGACATTAAATGTTCAGATGGTAGAACAATTAGGCATGGTGCGTTTTCCGCCGATGACGGTAAACGTGTACCTCTCGTATGGATGCACAACCATAAAGACGTGAACCAGGTGCTTGGTCATGCAGATCTGGAGGAAAGGGACGATGGCGTTTACGCTTATTGCTCTTTCAATAACACTGAAGCTGGCCAGAATGCTAAGGAATGCGTTGAGCATGGTGATGTAGTAGCGCTTTCGATCTTTGCTAATGAGCTTAGACAGAAGGGCGGAGACGTTATTCATGGCGCCATAAAAGAGGTTAGCGTTGTATTAGCTGGTGCTAATAGAGGCGCACTTATCGATGCAGTACTTTCTCATGGCGAAGTTTCCGAAGAGGAAGCTCAGATCAGCTTCGTTGGATATGGAGACATTCTTCTCCATAAAGACAAAGATGAAGACGAAGATGAAGAAGATGAGAAAGACGAGAATCAGGATGAATCAGAAGACGAAGAGTCAGAAGATGAAGAGCCTGAAGAGTCTGAAGAAGACGAACAAGAAGAATCTGACGCTGAAGACGAAGAAGAGAAAGAAGAAAAGCCAGTTAAGCATGCAGATGATGAGGATGATGACGAAACCGTTGGTGACGTTCTTAAGACTCTCAATGAGAAGCAGAAAAAGGCTGTAGCTATTCTTATCAGTCAGGCTGTTTCTGGAAAAACAGAGAAGTCGCTTTCTCATGCCGATGATGAAGGTGAAACTTCTGACGACGGCGAGACTGTTGAAGATGTTTATAACACATTCAACGAGAAACAGAAAGAAGTAGTTGCCTTCCTTGTTGGTAAGGCGGCAGAAGAAGCAGAAGGAGGTTCAGAGATGAAACATAACGCATTTGATGGTTCTGTACAGCAGAACACACTTTCACATGACGATTTCATGGAGATCGTAAGAGTTGGTAAGCAGATGGGCTCTCTTAGAGAGGCTTTCAATGCTGCTAAAGAGGAGGGATTCCTCGCTCACGCTGATGGTGACACACCTCAGCCCGGTGTAGACTATGGTATCGGTAATATCGATTACCTCTTCCCGGATGCTAAGACAATCAACACAACACCTGATTTCATCAAGAGAGAGCAGGATTGGGTTGCTAAGGTACTCGGCGCTACACACCACACACCTTTCTCAAGAGTAAAGAGCATCTTCGCTGACATTACAGAAGACGCTGCAAGAGCAAAGGGTTATATCAAGGGTAAACTTAAGAAAGAGGAAGTATTCGGATTGCTTAAGAGATCTACAGATCCTCAGACAGTTTACAAGAAACAGAAACTCGACAAGGACGACATCGATGACATCACAGATTTCAGCGTAGTAGCTTGGCTTAAGGCTGAGATGCAGATGATGCTCAAAGAGGAAATCGCTCGTGCTATCCTTATTGGTGATGGCAGACTTGCATCTGATGATGACAAGATCGACGAGTCACACATCCGTCCTGTATACAACGACGCAGATCTTTACACAGTTAAGATTCCTGTAGAAGTTGCAGCAAACGCTACTGAAGACGACATCGCTAGAGCACTTATTCGTGCTATGGTTAAGGCTCGTAAGCAGTACAAGGGATCAGGTAACCCTTCATTCTTCACAACAGACGATTATGTAACAGATGCACTTCTTCTTGAGAACGGCATCAACGAGAGACTCTACAAGAGCGAAGCAGAAGTTGCTACAGCTATGAGAGTTAAGGAGATCGTTCCTGTTGAGGTTATGGAAGGACAGACAATCAAGATCACAGAGAGCGGAGTTACTAAGGAGTATCCTCTTATCGGTGTAGAAGTTAACCTTGTTGACTACAACGTTGGTACAAACGGCGGCGCTAAGACTGACTTCTTCGATGACTTCGATATCGATTACAACCAGTACAAGTATCTCTATGAGACACGTATGTCTGGCGCATTGATCAAGCCTTTCTCAGCTCTTAGCTTCTATCTTAAGAGAGCAGCTGCAGAGAACAACAACGAGCCTATCAGCGGCTGATCAAAATGAGCCCTGTTTTATGGAGGTAGATAGATGAAATGGTACGGTGAGATTGGCTTCAAAGAAGAAGTCGAAGTAGAGGATGGTGTTTGGGAACCACAGATAATCCCTAAGAAGTTCTTTGGTGAGGTTCTTAAGGATGCTTGGAGAGAAGTACCAGCCGATAAGATTAATGCAGACTTTAGAGTCTCGAATAGGCTTTCAATTGTAGCCGATAAGTATCTTCAGAACAACTTCCATAAGATTGCTTATGTAACATTTGGTGGAGCTAAGTGGACAGTTAGTGATGTTGAGGCAGATTTCCCCAGGATCACACTGTCGCTTGGCTCTTTGTTTATTGAGGAAGTTGGTGAAGTATCTGATGATGTCTAGAGAAAGTGTTCAAACTCTTTTAGAGGGCGTTCTTGGAAGCGATCATGTATACTTCCAGGCTCCTCCAAATACTGGTATGCAGTATCCATGTATAGTTTACAATTTCGTAAGGCCTTATGTAAGACATGCGAATAATAAACCATACATAGTAACTGGTTATTGGGAAATCCAGCATATGTATAAGTCGGTTAAGAATGATTTGAAAGAGACTATGCTTTTTGTAGCCCCATACATAGCATTCGATAGACGACTTAAGAAAGATGGAGTTTACAATGACTATTACACGCTTTATAAATAATTAACGGAGGTAAATAGATATGGCAACAAATTTTAAATTAGCTTGGGATCAGTCTGGCGAGAAGAAATTTGAAACCGGTACTGACAGAGGCGTATTGTATCCTATCGCAAACGGCGCTTATCCTGCAGGTTCTGTATGGAATGGTCTTACATCAATCAGTGAGTCTCCCGATGGTGGTGACGCTCAGGACTTCTATGCTGATAACATCAAGTATGGTTCACTTCGTGGAACAGAGAACTTCGGCGGAACAATCGAGTGCTACACATATCCTGATGAGTGGAAGGCTTGTGACGGACGTAAGGAGCTCCTTCCTGGTGTTACTGTAGCTCAGCAGAATAGAAAGGCATTCGGTCTTTCTTACAGATCTCTTATCGGAAACGATACAGAGCTTCTTGACTATGGCTACACAATTCACCTTGTATACAATGCTACAGCATCACCTTCAGAGAAGTCTCGTCAGACAGTTAACGAGTCTCCTGAAGCTCAGACATTCTCATATGAGTTCAAGACAACTCCTGTTCCTGTATCAGCAGTTGAGGGACTTAAGGCTACATCTCACATCGAGATCGACAGCACAAAGGTTACAAAGGCTCAGCTTGATGCAATCGAGGCTATTCTTTACGGAACGGCTGCAACAGTTAGCTATGTGGAAGTTTCTGCTATCGCTTCTGATGATCCGGCTGCTGAGGGATGGTATGAGAAGGACGGAAACAACTACGTTCTTTCACAGGATACAACAGCAGATCTTACAAAGACATACTATGAGAAGGTTGAGACTGGCGCAGTTGACGCTAGACTTCCTCTTCCTGATGAAGTATTTGACATTCTCTCTAACGTATAATTCGTAGTTATATTTTTCTGTTGCATGTAAATACCCGGGTCACTGGAGTTGGTGCTGGTGACCTGGGTTATTTATTATTTTGGTTTGAAAGGAGAACAACCATATGTATAAGATTACAAAGAAATTTGAAGACTTTAACGGAGTAGAGAAAGAACAGGACTTCTACTTCAATCTTTCGAAGGCAGATATTCTTAAGATGGAACTTAGCGAGGAAGGCGGAATGGATAAACGTCTGGATAGACTCGTTAAGACAAAAGATATGAAAGAGGCTATCAAAGTGTTTGAGGGTCTTCTTCTCATGGCTTATGGTGTTAAGACTGACGACGGTCGTTTCGTTAAGAATGATCAGGTTAGAGCTGAGTTTGCTTCATCTGCAGCTTACAGCGAGATCTATTTCGAGCTTGCTACAAATCCTGAAGAGGCTCAGAAGTTCGTTGAGGGTGTAGTACCTAAATTTGAAGAGCAGAACGTTTCTTCGATCCCTGCACCTCCGATCGCTTAATGATAACGTTTGAATAAAGTATGAAAGGAGCGATGAGAGGATGTCTATCAAGATTGAAGTTGCGGCTACGAGTTTCTTTAACGAGATAACCGAGCGATTCATAGAGGTAAAACCCACTACACTAACTCTGGAGCATTCTCTCATTGCTATTTCTAAATGGGAATCTAAGTATCACATCCCATTTCTGAAAGAAGATGAGAAAACACCAGAGCAACTAGAATACTACTTCAAATGTATGACAATTAACCAAAATGTGGATCCATATGTCTACAAAGCACTCACTGTATCTCAACAGAAAGAGATATTAGACTACATCCACGATCCTATGACTGCAACCTGGTTCGGAGATGACGACAATAAACCCGGAAAAGGACGAGGCAGAAAGAAAGAAGTTATTACTTCAGAACTCATCTACTATTGGATGGTAGCTTTACAGATACCGTCCGAATACGAAAAGTGGCATTTAAATCGTTTGCTAACACTGATACAGGTATGCAATTCGTATAACCAGCCTCCGAAGAAGATGAGTAAGAACGACATTATTCGTAATAATGATGCATTGAATGCTGCAAGAAGGGCGAAGATGCATACACGGGGGTAAACTGATATGAGTATAACAGTTTCATCAAGTGGTGATTTTAGCAAGACTTATAAGTATTTAAATAAGCTTGCGTCGTTTAAGAAACAGAAACTCATGTCTATCTTAAACAAATACGGAGCTGAAGGGGTTCGAAGACTGAAAGAAGCGACCCCAATCGATACAGGAGAGACTGCATCGAAGTGGCGATATGAAATCCAAGAAGAGGGCGACAAGGTAACATTAGTGTTTATCAACGATGCTCAAAATGACGGGGTTAATGTTGTCATTCTGATACAGTACGGACATGGTACCGGAACTGGAGGATATGTCCCACCTAGAGATTTTATCAATCCAGCAATGGAACCAATATTCAAACAGATTGAACAAGATGCTTGGAAGGAGGTGCGTGCTTTGTGAGTCAGCAGATTGATAATCAAATCGTAAAAATGCAATTTGACAATGCTAGCTTTGAGAAAGGCGCTCAGCAAAGCATGTCAACTCTAGATAAATTGAAACAAGCTCTTAAGTTCGATAAGGTTAACATGACGCCTTTGCAGGAAGCTTTCTCTGAAACAGAAGCTACTGCAACAAAAGCCGGATTCAACATCAAAGACGTCTGGCTTAAGATGTCTAGCATTATCGAACAAGAAATAGCAGAGAAAGTAGTTAATGCCGGAAAAAAGATGCTTAGTGCATTATCTATCGATGGCATCAAAGACGGTTTCAACGAGTATCAGCTTAAGATGGGTTCTATTCAGACCATCATGGCAGGTACTGGTGAATCTTTGGCAACTGTAAATAGATACTTAGATGATTTGAATACTTATTCAGATAAGACTATTTACTCATTCTCAGACATGACACAGAACATTGGTAAGTTTACTAATGCAGGTGTTAAGTTAAGAGATGCTGTCGATGCTATTAAGGGTATTGCTAATGAGGCTGCTGTTTCTGGTGCTAATGCTAACGAAGCTTCCAGAGCGATGTATAACTTTGCTCAGGCTTTGTCAGCAGGCTACGTAAAGCTTATCGATTGGAAATCAATCGAGAACGCTAACATGGCAACTAAAGAATTCAAAGAGACTCTCTTGGATGTTGCAGTTGCTATGGGTAACGCAGAAAAGACCGCTGATGGTATGTACAAGATCCTTACCACGAATAATAAAGGTAAGGTAATGGACGAACTTGTTAGCGGTACAAAGAACTTTAATGATTCACTTCAGTATCAGTGGATGACAACTGAAGTTCTTACAAAAGCTCTTAAGCTGTATGCTACAGACGTTAGATCTTTAACTGATGAAGAGAAAAATCTCTATGAGCAAGAGCTTAAGAATATGGGTCTTGACGATAAGCAAATAGAGAAGTTCGAGCAGTTGGGTATTAAGGCAACTGATGCGGCTTCTGAGATCAAGACCTTCACAATGCTTATGGATACTCTCAAGGAAGCTATTGGTTCTGGTTGGGCTATGACCTGGCAGCTTATCATTGGTGACTTTGAGCAGGCTAAAGCGATGTGGACAGAAGTTGGTACCGTCCTTAGTGGCGTTATCGACGGTATGAGTGATGCTCGTAATAAGTTTCTTAAGGCGGGTCTCCAGACAGGTTGGGAAGAATTCACAACTATGGAAGGAAAAGCAATACCTCAGGCTGAAAAATTTAGAGAGGTATTGGTAGATCTTGCTAGAGATCAGGGCAAGCTCACAAAAGAACAATATATAGGTATTAACTCTACTGAAACATTCATGAAATCTTTACATGAGTATGGTTGGTTGACTGGCGGTCTTCTTTCAGAAGCAGTCGAAGACTATACTAAGATGCTAGATTCTATGAGTGATGCTGAGATTGATGAATTTGGTATTAAGAAGTCTGACGTAGAGCAGATGAAGAAACTTAATGAAGAACTTAAGGCTGGAACTATTAATGCCGATGAGTTCGCCAAAAAGATGATCAATCTTGGTGGTAGAGAGAACCTTTTACAGGGTCTTAGAAACATATTTGAGGGTATTAAGTCTATCATTAAGCCAATTGCAGAGGCATTTGATAATGTATTTGGCGTAATGGACCCTCAGAAATTGTATCAGTTTACTGAGAACTTTAAGAACTTTACAGCTCAACTTAGATTGAGCATATCTACTACAAAAGCTCTTAGAGATACATTCACAGTAGTATTCTCAGCTATAAAGTTTGTTTTAGATACTATTGGAGTTACTTTCAAAGGCCTTGGTAAACTAGTGCTTCCGACTCTTAGAGTATTTGATGCTTTAATTGGTATCATAGGTGGTGTAATATCTGCATTTACTAGTCTATTTAATGCTGGTAAAAAGAGTACAGATAATATGTCTCTAGGATCAACTGTAGCTGATAAATACTTAGGAGCTATGGATGCTATTGCTTCAGTACTTAATAAAGTTGCTGATGTAATTAAAGGAATGAGCGGATATGCTAAGCAAGTAGGATACTGGTTAGCTGAAGGCTTTGGTTATGCTAAGAACTCATTTATGGAATTCTGGAGAGAGTTCAAAGAGATGCCAGTAGTCCAGCAGATGATGGCTGACTTCACCAGAACCATTGACTCTCTACGAGCTAAAATGGAACCGCTCAGAAATACTCTTAGAAACTTATTCTCAGGTATAAAGGTTGATATGAAGTCGACATTTAGCTGGGATAAGCTTAATAATATTCTTACTATAGCTTACGATAAGATCAAGAAGATCTTAACTGTCGTTAAGGACTTCGCTAAGAGAATCAAAGACTTCTTTAAAGATCTTAAGAGTGGTAAGTCTGTAGTAGAATCATTCCGAGACAACTTCGGTGATATTATAGACAAGATCAAAGAGCTTAAGGATAACGTTGTTGACTTCTTTACTAATTTGTTTGAGAAGGGCGACGAACTTGGAGATAAGTTCAATCTTAAAGCAATCCAGCAAGCAATTCATGATTTTGTAGCTAATATTACTCCTGAGCAGATTACCATGATAGCTATAGCCGGCACATTCATGCTTATAGCTATTAACTTACTTAGACTTTCAGATGCATTACGAAATGCTGTAGAAGCTTTCACTGGCATCGGAATGGCTATTAAGAATGTAATCAACTCATACATTAAGAAACAAAAGAGTGTAATCCTACAGGTAGCTGAGTCTATAGTAATAGTTGCAGCTGCATTGTGGGTATTGTCAACAGTCCCTAAAGACAAATTAGAGAGCGCTGTAGGGGCACTAATGACTGTAACAGGTCTATTAGGTATATTAACAGTTGCAATGACCTTGTGCGGAATAGCTATGGCTAAATGGGGTGGTAAGACAACGATGGTTGAGCTTGCTACTGGTTTGGTTATGGTATCAGGTGCGTTCATGATGTCAGCATTGACTCTGAAAGTGCTTGAGAGTGTTAATCTATCGGGTATTCTTCCTAAGATCTTA